CAAAATCTCTGGTGCTTCCCCACCCTATTGTAATTGGAAGTCCTCCAGTATGTGGATCTGGATAAGATTCCAATTCACATGATTCATATTCTTTAATTAGTTCTATTCCTTTAAATAGAGGAACAGAACTTATGACTTTTTTGCTTCAAAAATTCTACCCCAACCATCATTTCCTTTAGGGCACCATCTACGCACAAGATCAGAGCGTTTGTAGACTGCACCTTTCCCATTAATCACATCACTAGTATATCCATCATTCAACGAACCATATGGATCATTCACCACATAATCCTCACCTTTCTTACCGATGACTACAACCATGTGCCCGCCAGTAGGTGTAGATAAAGTCCCGCGATGAAGAATCCCGATAATAACGGGTCTCCCAGCGGCAAGCTCACGATCAATATCAGCAAAAGTAAGATTGTAACTAAAGCGTGACTTAATACCGTAAGATAATAGAACTTTTGTTTGTACGGAATGATCTGTTGTATCGCCAATTGCGAATACCTTTTGAATGTAGGCATCATCGCCCTTTACTCCCTGAAGAGTACCTGGATTGAAATATTCTAGACACATTGCACAGGCAGATGAATTACAAGTTCTTTGTGCATCCCTATAATTATCTGTCTGTGGATAATAAGGAACATCAAGAATACCAGGAACTGATGGTTTTGTTCTATAAGTTTTAACCCAATCAGAAGAATCATCCATCTCTTCTGGTGCTTTGGATTCTAAAACTTTTTCAAACTTTTCTACAGCTTCAATATGCTTAGGATTAGTTGAATCATAATGCAGAAAAAAGTTATGTAAATCGATTTTCATTTTAATCTCCGGAATACTGCATTGATATTACATCATGATCGGGAATATCTGGATTCAACCATTCTTTAAATTCTGCCTGAATGGAATATGCATCTTCTATATCATTCTCACTCAGAAAATGAATTCTATCAACTGCCCAATCATGTGTTTGACGAAGAGTTTGCTCCAAAGTTACCATAATCTTTTCGCATGTAGCGTCCTAGTATATTGCTATTGTAGTACGCTGGCGTTCCGTCGTCAAGTGATTCAATCAACACATTATTTAGAAAAAGTTGTTTGGTTTCTTCGTAGTTACACTGTCCTTTTGTTGTATGGAGGCTAAGTATAGATCTGTCCATGGATTCTTTTCCCCAAACGTTAACATCGGATTTGAGTTCAGGGCAACTTCCGTAATATGCTTTCCAATCAGACTCTGCTTTAACTTTTCTAGATTTTCCTTTTGGTGTGCGGAAAGACCAAAAATACTTTCTACCGATATATGAACGACCTGTTTTCCTACAGTCAATACGATAAACAAAACCAAAATAATTTTGAATATCAGAAGACTCAAATATTTCCCCATTGAATCTCCAAGGGTTTTCATAACTCATATAAAGTAATCTTATGAGCTATTATTTATCTTCAACGGAGACAAACCTAGTCTAGCAATAAAAAAGGGGTCTTGTCAAGACCCCTTAAAGATTATGTTATGGTTTTAAATCAACCTTCTTTCTTAGGCATTCTAGCGCCAGATTTATGTCTTTCTGCACCAGCAGAATCTGTATAGGTCTCTCTTTCTCTTCTTGGAGTAACATAACCTACTCCAGGAACTGATCCAGTTTGTCCTCTATCTCTAGCAGCATTCCTTTCTGCTGCTCTTTGTGCGGCTCTCTTACGATTTCTATCGTATTTTGCGTCTTCACCAAGAATGCTTTCTCTCCACTCTTCACTCATATTTGCCATGATATAAATTGCTTCCTCAGTAGTTTCAGCATGACCATTATCGATTAAATATTCAACGACGATATCATAAGCATCATACTCCATTTCCATGTTCAGTCTTTGTTGTCTTGGAGTTAATGGAGTTGGTTTTGGTGCTGCAGCAATCTTATTAGCAGTAGTAACAGCGTTTCCACCAGAAGCAGCAGAAGAAGTGCTAGGAGCGGCAGCAGTTGCTTGAGAAGTGGTTGCTGGTTTAAATTGTGAAGAACCTAAGGATAGTCCTGATGCCTTTTGTGCAAGGCTAGGAGTCGCTGCTGGAGTTGTCTTTGCTGCTGGTGCGGAAGCTGCCTTTGCTGCTTGCAGAACCTTCTCTGGACTCTTTTCACCACCTGCTCTTGCTGCTTGCGCTGCCTTTAATTCTGCAGATGTTGGAGTTCTTCTTTCAAATGAGGTTTTACCTAACATACCAGTTGCTGGTTTTGTTGGTGCTGTAGGTTTAGTAGGAGCGGTCTTACCTCCGTCAGAAGCTGTCCATTTTCCTGTTGTTTTATTTAATGACCCAGGAACGCCACCTTTAGCTGCTTTTACAATTACATCTCCTTTTGGTTGTGGTGGAACATTACCAGCACCGCCGCCGCCTCCATTACCTCCACCACCGTTGTCGCCTTTATCTCCGGCGTCGGTGCCAGAGTCTGGTTTTTTTGTGGATGATTTAAATAATGGAGTTGCAGGTTTAGAGTCTCTTGATGGTAAGTAAACGGTTCTATTTCCACTTTTAGCTGGAAAAAGAGTTCTCCCCGCAACATTAATTTGTTGAGTTTCTCCAGGCTTAAGTGGTGTATTTACAACAATACCTTGTCTCCCACCAGACACAGCTCCAAATCCTCTTCCTTGGGCTGCTCCGGATGTAGCACCTCTAACATTAATACCCCTACCTTGCCCAAGAGCAGTTTGTACTTGTCCTTGTGCGGTGGCACGGGTTGCTCTATCTTTATTTGATTGTGCCACTGCTTGATTATAACGAGCTACATCTGGATTTCCATAATTTAACGCTGGAGCTTCACTCAAATAAGCCTCATACATCTCTTCCCAAGTATACTCACTCAGGTCATAACCTTCTTCTAGAAGTGAATTGACCCAGTTCTCAACTTCTTCCCATACCTGCTCTTCGGTGAGTTCAATTTGTTCTTGTGGGGCATGAATAGATGCATAAGCCTCCATCAAACCAAGAGCTTCACTACCTGAAAGTCTAGACATTTTTTTTCTTATATGTTCTTTATAGATTTATTTATAAAAAAAGAGGGTACAAAGACCCTCATTTAGTATTATCATCTAACCAAACATAAGAGTAATCATGATCTCCGAAAAGGAAATCATCATACTCTGCTGCATCTTTATAGGCATTTAGAAGTTCTTGTTCACACCACTCATCATAATTGGAATCCTGCGAAAGTATTTTTGGTAACATCTTGCTTAATTCCCCCTACGATATAGGATTCGACTTCCGTTTCCTGTGGGGCAACTTGAAGTCCCTTGGAGGAAATCCAGTGCTCAGTCCATGGAAGTGGATTATTTTTAGATGAAATGTCATAAAGTGGTTTTAGACCAATTGCCTTCATTCTACGATTCGCAATCCATTCGACATACTGCTGTAATAGTTTATCATTCAGACCAATCATAGAACCATCCTTGAACAGATATTCTGCCCAAAGTTTTTCTTGATTGACGGCATTCTCAAAGGTCTTGTAGAACCACTGCTCTTCTTCTTGAGCGATTCTCTTCATATCGGGGTCATCACCTTCTTTCCATTTGTTAAGAATATTTTGAGTGATGACAAGGTGCTGATTCTCATCTCTGGCAATTAGTGAGATGATTTTTGCACTTCCCTCCATAAGTTTGAGTTCGCCAAATGCAAAACTGCAAGCGAAACTGACGTAAAAGCGAATACCTTCAAGAATATTAACGTTTGCAACTGCTCTGAACAACTTGCGTTTGAGTTCATATCTTTCTGCCTGGGCGTGAGGAACTGATTCTTGGGCGTATTTCCAAAGTTCAGAAGTTCCATAATGTTGAGCACTATTGATAAAATCATTATAAGCTTCAGTAACGCTAGTGGCACGTTCTAAAATGCGACCATCTTTTAAAATTGTATCAAAAACATCAGATGGATCTGAGTAAACATTTTTGATGATGTAAGTATAAGATCTAGAGTGAATCATTTCCATGAATTCCCAGACCTTCATACATGCTTCTAATTCTGGAAGCGAACAGTATGGAGCGAATGCCATTCCGGGTCCACGACCCTGAACACTATCAAGCATTACTTGATATTTAAGATTTGAAGTAAAAATATGCTTTTGTTCAGGACGGAGAGACTGATAGTCTCCCCTATCTTTTTGTAGGGAAACCTCTTCA